GGTAGGATGGGAGACCTTCAGAATTCGCAGCACAGCACGGCAATAAGCTCCGATGATAGGAGTATTTGCGTCTGTGACCAAGTATCCAGTGGCGCGATTAAAGGCTGCCTGTTCGATTGAGGTACCTCTGGGGGCCATGCTCAGATGAAGTTTGGGCAAGGTTCGTAGGGGGTCCTGCATAGTTGTGTCATTCAATGGATTGACGTACACGCGGCCTAAAAATGTGACTAAGTCACCATCTTGTGGCCGGAATACATCAGACTTGAGCTTATGACCCAACTTCGCAGCTACTTCCTCCAAAACTTTTGCGTATCCAGGAATGTTAGCCCGGATCCTGTCATCGGATGCACCTAACACCCAGTTGTTTAGATTCTTCCACGCCATCTTGGGCGTCTGTCCTAGTTGGCGCAGTCCAATATAATCGTGACGCAAAGTCACGAGATTATTGTCGTTGGTTGTGCCCGGAGAGCCACTAAGCTGAGAGGTTCCGGGTTTATAAACCACGCCATTTGCCGTCGACCCTTTCGCAGGTCTATCTTTCCGCAATATTTCCATAAGCTGCACCTTGTAGCTAGGGTGGCACCAGCGCATGTACGCTTTCTCTTTGAACCGCTTGTCGTCATCAGAAATGTGGCCGTCCAGACGGGAGTAATCAGAAACGATCACGCCGTCGGGATAGGTCATCATATGCTGTACACGTGCTGCTATTTCCGATGGGGTCATGGACGACGCAAACCATGGATACTGCTTTAGCACGGTATCTTTAAAAGGATACGTGAACGTACTATAGAGGATCTGATGGGCTGTGTCGACCGTGCTGATGTTTCGGGGGTCAGTGGGCGCGTTGTATGCTTCGGCCTTAATGAAAGCCTTGACGTTGTTCTTATAGCCATTAGTTAATGAGGCAGCGACGATAGCAGCACGTCCCTTTTGGGCGGGTTTCGTCTGTCTTTCGTTGACCTCTTCAACAGTAATGGGCACACCTAGTCCTGGGACTGGCAACAGAAACTGCAGCAACTCATTGTCATAGCCTTGCCAGCCAATCGGAGTCTTTGCTGTATTTGCAACAGCAGTGACTCGACCGGCAATTGTGGCGACGTCATTGTTGTATGACTTGACTGGGACAACGGCTGGGGCAGTTACTATTGGGGGTGATGTCGCCATTCCCACAGGTTTACCATCTTCATGGACTAGACCTTCGAGAGTCTGGAATCCATGGACAGGGATGGCAGATGTGTTAACGACGGTATCACCTCCAATAGATTCTAACACGTCAAAAAGCAGAGGAGCAAATAATGGTGCTTGCTCAATACGCTGCGACACTAAAATGCGCTCAACGTCGCATATAGCAGGGTTCTTAGAATACTTCCTCCGGGTGCGTAACGCGTCAAAAACCATTTCAGGTATCGTGACACTGTTAGTCCCGAGGGGGGGTGCAATGGATACAGTCCCCGCCACTACATTGCGCACGGTGGTGGCCCCCCCGTTACACGGCCGAAACCGGGTAATTGGAGGGTCAGCACGCTGTGAACAAGTGTGTCGGGGGAAATATGCGGTGGGATAAAAACCCACTACGCGCCTGGTAGGATCTGCTGAGAGGACATGCTGCTCGATGTTGTACAGGATCATGTTTCCATGGATTCCTCGCACAAGGATGGAGTCACCTTCGTATTTCCACAGGGGATGTATGTAGGTGGCACCACCAGAAACGCTGTAATGGACGAGGTTGTCAACAAAGTGATAACGGCAATCAAACGCCTGGCCCGCAGCTTCTGTAGGGACAAAAGTGTATAGAAGCATTGGTAGTCCAAAGCGTAGATATTCGTTAATGTCACAATAGTAGTCAACATCGACAAACATTAAGACGTG